CGAAGTCGGTATCCCATAGGGCCAGCGTGTTGGCTGGCTCCTCCCAGGTCGCCCCGCCGTCCCGGCTCACGTTGGCGTCCATGTTGATGCTGGTGGCGTCGGAGTTCATCCCGAAGGCCCAGATCGTCCCGTCGTCCCGGCAGACGATGCCTGGGGCGCCCTGCAGGGCTGACGTATTGGCCGAACAGGTGGTCAGCACAGCCTCTCCGAAGCCACCGCCAGGGGCGATGGGGAGCACTGCGATAACGTTCGCTGGAGCTGCGGCGGGGGTGGCGAAAAGGACAGTTCCGTCAGGGGTCACGCAGGTAGCCCCGCCTTGGTGCGGGCCGCCCGTGCCTACCTGGGTGAAATGGACGCCACCGTCTCGGCTGACCCAGACCTCACTATCGACAAGCGCGTTATCGTCGGCCTTCACCAACACCAGCATATCAACAACAGGAACGTACTCGAGCGACTGGTAGTATAGCGCCGAAGTGATGGAAAGAGCGTTCTCGCCTAGGACGTTCCAGGTTGTCCCGTTGTCATCGGAATAGTAGGAAGTAGCCTGGATCAGAGCGACAAGGCGCCCCGAAGGCAGAACCACGAAGTCAGGCTGATAGGAACCGGGGTTCAACTGCGAGATGTTCGTATGGTTCACCGTGCCATCCGCTTCGTAGCGGGCGAAGCGGTAGGAGTTCCCATCGGCCCCGTACAACAGCCCCAGCTTTCCGTCGGGCAGTTCGCGCGGATGGCTCGAAGGGAAGGGAGACACCCCTGCATTGAGGTGACTGAACGGCATTTCCGCGTTCACCAGGTAGATGGTGTCGTTGTACCCCCGCCACTCGTCCGAGGCGTCGGTGGATTCCTTCCAGCGAATCGAGGCCCCGGCCCCGTAGAAGTTGTCGGAGGAGCTGTACCCCGTCGGGTTGCCGCCTCCGACCAGGTAGAGGTCCAGGGTGTGCTCCGAGTAGGGGTTGCCGCTGGACCGCAGGCGCAGGGCCCCCAGGTTCGCATCGTCCGCTACAGGCACGTCCACGATGAGCCCCGCCTCCGAGGTGCAGGACAAGACGTTGTCGGGATCGATGGAGTGGCCGGGCCAAATGAAGTCGATGCTCATGGAGGGCTCCTAGGCCAGCACGGGAAGGCCGGACAGGCCGACATTGCCGTAGGTATTGGCGATTCGCCCGATCTCCTGGGTGATCAGCCCGCCGGACCTCACATCCGTTCGCACGATTTCGCGGGCCTCGCGGCGCCCGATTATCAGGGTGACCGAGGACGCCATGGCAGCCGGACTCGTAGACCCTGCCCGGTTCAGGGCGTCTACTCCCTCGTTACCTAGCGCCTGGGTCGCCTGACGGTTCAGGACAGACTCACCGTCCAGCAGCTTCGCGTCAACGACGCCACCACGATGGAACTCGACGGCCTGGGAAGCGATGGCAACGCCGCTGGCGATACCGACTGCGCCGATGACAGCAGACAGGGCGGCAGCTACGGGCGGGGCGGCGGCGAAGGTGGCCCACACTGACATGATGCCCTGTACCGTCTTGATCGCTACGTCGATGAGAGCGGCTGCCTTCTGGGCGACGGCTATCTTCCTCATCGCCTTCTTTTCTTCCTTGATCTCCTTGTTTAGCCGCTTCTTTTCGGCCTTGCTCATGTCCTGCCCGTGCTTCGCGCGGTACTCACGCAGAGAGTCCAGGTTCGACTTTCGGCGGCTGAACATATCGTCGGCGATGGACCCGATAGCGTCGGCGGTGATCTGAGCGGCGGTGATCGAGTTCTGGATTTCGCGGGCCTGCAGCTCGGCGCGCTGACCGGAGAGTTCCTGCTCCTTCTCCGTCCGGAGTTCGTCGAACTCGTCTTCAATTGCTTTCTTGGCCTCTCGATAGGCTACCGTAGCCTCCAGGCGCCCGTCATAGTCCTCGATGGTGAGGGCTCGCGCTTCGATGTACCGATCTCGCAGGGCATCCAGGGCGTCGTCCCGCTTGCTCTCGATGAGGTCGATACCCTCCAGGGTAGACTGGGTCGCGTCGTGCTCCATGGCGCTGATAGCTGCCATGGCGGCGCCCAGGTCAGAGAGTCGGCGCTTCTCCTCTGCCTTGGCCTCTGCCAGCGCTTTGGCCTGCTCCTCGGCTTCCTTGGCGGCCTCGGTGCCCTTCTTGAGCGCTGTAGTGTTGGTGACCGTGGCCTTCGTCCCTCTCTCCAGGGAGTTGATCCGCTCCACCGTGATCGCCTCTTCCTCGCGGGTGACAACAATCAGCCCCTCATACCCTCGAACGATTTCGTCCAACTGCACGATCTCTGCGTCCAGCGCTATGAATCTGGAAGAGTCACCGCCCCCGAGGGCCTCCAGTTCCGCTACCTTTTTTGCACGGATCTCCCGCTGCTTGGCGATGTTCTCTTCGATGCCCGCGACCTTGGTGGCAGCCAACTCTCTGGCTGCGCCTACCATCTTCGCATTACGGATCTCGGCGGCGCTGAACCCGGCGCGGACAAGACCTAGATTTGTCTCGAGGTCCTCGATGGAGCGGATGAAGCCCTCCCAGGACGCGGTGGCGAGGTCGATCTTCCCAGGGTCCAGCTCGTCCTGTAGCGCTTTTACTTCGGCGCGCAGTTCGCGGGACGGGGCCCTGCCTGCCTCCCAAACCTTGTAGAGAGCGAAGGACGCCGCACCAACAGCGGCAACCGTGATCGCCAGCGGGGCGAAAGCGATATTGAGCATACTGGCCGCGGTGATTAGTCCCTTGATGCCGCCGACCAACGCCGACGACTGCTGAATCATCATGCCCAGCTCGGGGTTGACCACGGAGATAGCGGCGCCCATGGCACCTAGGGCTTCCTGCGCCTCCGATACCTTCGTCTTCATTTCCGCCGTGGACTTGGCGGCGTCGGCGGTCCCCTTCTTCAGGTTGTCGGCGGACTTCTTGGCTTTTCCAAAGCCGTCCTTCATGCCGTCGCTAGCTTGCTTGGTGGAGGTCTTCAGCCCGTCGATAGAGTCCCGGGCCTCGTTGACGCTGCTCTCCAGGTCGTCGTTGTCGCCGCTGAAAATGAAGACAACATTCTTTTCGGTCATGTCGTAGCCCCCAATGCCTCGGCGATAGCCGCAGTCAGAGCCTCACGAAGGGCTTGGCCGTCGTCTGCTACCAGGTCGTCGAAGACGTGGATGGCCTCGAGATCGTCTACCGGAGTTCCAGCCCGGTGAACATAGCCCGCATAGCCAACATCGTTCCTGATTATCAGGCTGTTCCCCTCGGTCTCGTAGAACCAGGCGGCCCGGCTGGTCCCGGTTTCCTCTACCCAGTTCGTCCAGACGTCACGGATAGCGTCCACGACGTTCTGGCCCCAGGTATCGAAGACCTCGCCCGCGGCGCCGTCGATGCCCTGGAGCATCCCGGTCCAGTCGATGTTCTCGATCATGGTGACAGGCTCGCTCACAACTTGATCTCCCCAGTGGTCTCGGGCTTCATGGCCTCCCGCAAGGCCCCCTCGATTTCCTTCTGCAGTTCTGGCGCAAGGGTCGCCGTCACCCTGGCCATGACCGTCTCGACGAACAGCCCGGCCTCACCGGCCTTGTGAACGTACATAACGTAGCCGAGGGGGTTCTCCAGAACGATCCTCCCCTCCTGGACCCTGGCTGACCAGGCAGCCCGTGAGCGCCCCGTGCCGTCCTTCCAGTTAGACCAGTGGTGCTGTACCAGGATCAGAGCCTTGCGGGCGTACCTCTCCAGGATGGGATCGACTACCTGACGGTCGGTCTTTTCCATCCCCTCGTATCGGAGGTTCGTCGTCAGAAGGTACTGGGCCATTAGCTTCCCTCCAGGTAGGCGAGATCAGCGGCACCCCCGGCGCTCCGCTTTCGCGGGCCGTTGTGCAGCCGCAAGAACTCGATTCCGGTCATGCCCAAGGTGGTCACCCCCATGACGCTGGCTCCAGATCGAGCCCGGGCCCACCCGAGGGCTCGGGCCTGCGCCTCGCTGTCGAGGTCCCACCATGGCACGTCGTAGACGATTTCGAGCTCCGCTATCAGGTAGTCGGTGCCCCCGCTGGGGCTTCGGAAAAAACCGCCACATCCTCGGCTTCTACCGTGATCCTCATCCTGTCCTGCATTTCTGCCACTACCTGGTTGAACAGGCTGACGATCTGGAGGATGGTGAACTCCTCTTCCTGCAGCTCGTCGGCGACGTTCACCCCGAAGACGGCCAGAGCACCTAGATCCAATTCGGCCTCTAGGTCGAGGGCTTCGTGGAACCAGGCCGCTCCGATGGCAGCGCCCATATAGGGCAGCATCTCGGCGATCTTCGCCTGGGTAGGCGCCCCATCCGTCGGGCAGTTGGAGACGAACTCGATCACCTTGTAGGCGGTCTGATAGTAGGGGAAACGGAAGGCGATGGAGGAGTGGTCGTCCACCTGGATTGTCCAGTAACGACGCTTATCGGGGATGACCCTGGGGGTAGAGCGGGCAATCATGGTCTTGTCCTTGGTGGGGGTTCGGGTCGAGCAGGGGTGCCATCTACAAGGGGGGGCACCGGGTGAGCGTAGCACTTGAGAGGGTTCCTGCCGTCCTGGGCGACCAGAACTCCCCAAGCGTCCTGCCCCTTGAGGAGTTGGAGGCGGCGCTTGAGCAGCCACTTCAACCGAGCCAGGTCAGAGTAGGCGACGTGGTGGAAGGGGCGACCCTTGGCGCGGAGTCCGCCCGAGCGGGGAACGACGGCATCCCAGGCAGGCCAGAGCTGATCCAGCTCGGCCTCCAGGTCGGGAATCGAAGCGGAGTAGGACATGCGAAACTCTCCGGATTGGGGGTGTCTACGAGAGAACGGGCCTCACGGCGTAGCTGGTCCCGCTCACGGTGACGGTGTCGGGATCTCCCTCGGACACCGAGGAACGCACCACCGAATAGCTGAAGGTCAGCGTCTTGTCCGCCTCGCCGAAGGAGCTGCCGTCGATAGTCAGGGTGACCGTGACGGTGAAAGCGTCCGATGCAACGCCGAGAGTGCTGGTCCAGTTGGCGGCTACGCCGCCCGACGCGAACTCCTGGCAGATATCCAGCAGGGTGGCATAGACCGCGTTCGGGTCGCCCACGTCCCGCAGATACGCCGAGAAGCCGAAGGTCACCGGCTGATCATCGCCTAGGCGTAGGCTCGGGGTAGCGCCGATGCTGCCGCGGTCCAGGAAGTTGTTGACGCCCTCGGCGGGGCAATCGTAGGAGAAGTCCCCGGCCTCGTAGGCTACGGTGTAGGAGTTGGCGCCGCCCGAGTCGAGCAGGGCGATCTGACCGTCGCGCTTGACGCGGACCACGGTGGATTCGGGCATGATGAGTCTCCGGTGGAGCGGGAGGGGTTAGGCCGAGCGGCCCAGGATGAGGATGTCCCAGGAGTTGGTAGCACCGGCCACGGCGGAACAGTCCACGTCTAGGTCGGAGTGGGTACCATCGACCACGACACCGACGGGATCATAGGCGCAGTACCAGCCCTCGGGGCCGACGGTGGAGCGGTCGGCGGCAACGTTCCAGAGGCCCTTGTTGCCGTTCAGGACTCCGAAGCCGTTGGCGGCGTTGGGGCCGACCTGCAGCCAAGCCAGGGCGGTGGTGCGACGGTTTCGCACGAGAACCAGAACAACCTCGGCGAACGTGATGGCGATGCCGAAGCTGTCGGTCACGGTGCCGTCGAGGGCGTAGGTCGTGGTGGAGGAAGCAGCCTTGGCCGTCTCGGTCCTTGCGAAAGCCAGGTCGATCTGACCATCGCTAGTTCCGTTCCGGAGGTCCAGGTCTTCCAGGACGGTGGAAGGGACGACGCCCGCTTTGATAGCGCTGGAGAGGATTTCGCGGGCTTCGATTGTCAGCTTGACTATGGCGGATGCATCGCCCATGGGAGGCTCCTAGTAGAGGGGGGCGTCGGATTCGACGTCGAAGGTGATCTGGCTGTAGATGTAGTCGCCGGTAGAAGCCAACGCGCGGGCCGTGCCGACGTACATTACCCGGGCGATCATCTCGAGGCCCGGGTTGGTCATCACGGTCTGAACGACCCGGTCTCCGTCGTCCAGGGCGGTGTCCAGGCTGTCGATCTGGTCCTTGGGCCTTACGACGTGCGAAAGCTGGACCTGGACGGTGTGAGCGACCCGAACGAGGTCTCGGTCGCGATACTTCTTCGTGTTCTTCGACTGGCTAGCCAGGACCGTGTAGCTACGATGCAAGGTGGACGCCGGCTGCTGCTTGTTGATGAAGATCAGCCCCGACGCGACCAGGCCGTCGATAGTGGCGAGGGCAGCCACGGTAGCTACGCGGATATCGCGGGTCGTAGCCACTACGAGAGCCCCCCGTTGTAGCGCTGGGGGCGACCCTGTAGGAAGTAGACGGGGGTGCCGCTCTTGCGTTCGTCGGGCGCCCCGTCTCCATCGGTATCATACTCCAACTGGATGGAGTCCCATGCGCTCTGGTAGCGCTTCTCGTACCGGTCGATATTCTTCGCCCACTTGCCCTGGCCCGCCTCCTGGCTGGCGAAGTCGATGGAGATCAGCGTCAGGCTCAACCAGAGATGAGCGGTACGGAAGGCCCAAGAGTTGGTGACGAGCTGCGGGAGGTTTCCGAGCCCCAACAAGCGCCCGACGATCTGGTCCCAGGCTTCCTCTCGGTATGGCTCGTAGCTAGCTAGGTTCGACGGGCGCAGGATGGTTAGGTCGCTGTGAACCCTGATCAAGTCCTGGTCCGCCACGACCGGGCGCAGCTCCCGCCGCACCAGGTAGACGTCCCGGGCGAACTCGTAGACCACTCCACCGATGGTGAGAAGCCAAACCTCTCGGTAGTCGGTGTCGCGCGTCAAGGCGGTCGTCGCGGCTGCCGTAATGGTCACCTGGGCCGTGGATACAGGTACACTCACGGCGGGGGTGAGCTGGCTCGTGACGCCCTTGTAAAGGGTGTAGGTCCCGCTGCTCGGCGCCGCGAGGCTCCCCTCCTCGTAGACGGGGAAGGTCAGCACACGCTCGTATCCCTGCGGGAGGAATCGGGGGCTGGAGAAGCGCTGGACGAGCATTAGGGGCGCCGGGGAAATGGTGGGCCGGGAGGGCTGGAGAGGACAAGAAGGACCGACCCTCCCAGCCCGCCCAAGATCAGATGATCAGATGATGGCGTGAGTCACCACCGCGGCTCGATACGTGTAGCGGAACTGGTATTCCCGGTCATGCTGTACTCCTGCCGCTACTTGCGCGGCTTGCGGGTGGTGGCCTTGGGCTTACGGCCCTTGACGGGTACGGGTACGGGCGCCGCTGCAGGGGTGCGAGCCTGCACGGTGACGGGCTCGGGGGCGGGGGCGTCGGAGGGGAACTGTTCGGCGTAGGCCGAGCGCATCTTCGACATGCGGGCAATCTCCATCTCCATCTTGGTTCGGAAAAATGCCGAGGTCTGTTTGGCGGCTCGGTCGATGCGGTGTTGCTGAAGCTCCATCTGGAGGATCAACACCTCCGGCAGCATGGATTCGACCAGTCCACGGTCTACCAGGTGACGCAGGAAGGCGTACCACGCATCGTCGTCGCGGGTCCAGAGAGTCCTCTGGCCAATACGAACGGCCCGCTCGAACATCGACCGGTGATGGAGGCCGATCTTGCCCTTGCCGCCCGAGCCCTCGATGCAATCGTACTCTCGGTAGTAGGGGCGGTATTGCTCGTCCAGGCCCCTATCGTAGGGCAGAATCGCGATATGGCCCTTGCGAGCCAGCACGGTCAGCGGGCTGGTATAGTCTACGTTCCCCTTGCTGTCGGCTTCGACGCCGTTGCAACCGGGGGTGAGGCTGATGGAGCCCAGCAGAGGAACCCAGCCCACATGGTCGTCGAACATCCAGCCCATAGGCTCGTGAAAGTAGAACCAGGGGCGGGTGACCTTCTCGTTTATGTAGTCGGTTCGGGCGATCTTGTGCTCGGGCTTGCGCCCTCTGACCTGAACTTGTTGGCTCATGCTGTCTTGTCCTTTCGGCAGCAGGAAGCCGGGAGCAGCGGAAGGGCCGCCCCCGACTACCAGGGGTAGGGGCTAGCGGTCGGTGACGATCTTGACAGCTCGGGCGTCCTCGGCCAGAGCTACTGCCGGGTAGGTGTGAGTCACCAGCGCGGTCCCGCCGATGCCACCCGTCGCGGCAACGTAGGGACGCTGGAACTCGACCAGGGCCTTGAGGCCCGGGATACGCGCGAACTTCTCGAGGTATGGCTCCACGCTCATCATGTCGGCCTCGGTGTAGGCGAAGGCGCCCTGACCGTACATGCAGCCGCAAGAGTCGGCGCCTGCGTTGACCGAGTTCACGGAAGAATCCGCATAGAACTCGATCCCGTTCCAGGTGCCCTTGAAGCCCGGGCCCCTGATGGCGAGCTGTTCGTTCGTCGCGGGGGAGAACTGGGTAGCGCCGGCCTCGCCGCGGAGTGCTTCCTGGAAGTTGTTCCACTGCTCGGGGAAAAGCACGCAGTAGTAGGGACCCGGAACGAGTGCGGACTGCAGGAGGTACTGAGCCGCGTAGATGTCGTCCACGTCCAGGTCTACACCGGTATCGGTCACGTTGGCGGTGACCGTGGGGAAGAGCGCGGTGAGCATGGAGGACAGGTTCCGGCTGACGCTCATCGCGGCCATGGAGGCCAGCTTGGCGATATCCAGGCCGCCTTCGGGGGCGGTGATCTGGGCCAGGTCGGAGACCTCCTGCTGGAGGTTGTACTTGGCGACGGTCAGGTTGAACGAGGCATCGGTCAGCGCGGTGTTGGCCACGCCGGTGATCTCGCCGGGGGCGCTCATGCTGTAGACGGGTTGCACCTGGCCGGTCTTCATCACGCTGGAGCCAGCGCGGGATATGAAGGGGACCTCCGACATGGTGGTCCGGAGGTCGGTCGGGTCGTGCAGGAGGTACTGAAGTTCCTTGTGCAGCAGGGCAGCTACCCGCAGGTCGCCGAGGGATGCGTAGGTGATCTCGTTAGCCATGGTAGGCGTCTCCGGTAGGTGTGGTCACTCTGAATACGAGCGCTCTGCTTCCGGTGTAGACGCCTTTAGCGACGGCGAAGTCGGGGGGACCGGACCCAGCAGGCTGTAGGCTGGCGGGGCGCTCTGCTGACCCGGCGCCTTTAGCGACGGCGAAGTCGGAGTGGGTCGGCACGTGAGCGGTGAACGGACGTTAGCACGTCCCTCCGTCACCTGTCACCTGACAACGATCTTCTTCCCGTTGCGCCAAGCGGCGTATTCCTCGTGACCTAGCGCCTGTATCTGCTCCGTAGTCATTTCTGCCGGGGCTGGCGGTGGCTTGTGACCCGGCGTCGGGTCAGGCTTCGCGGGGGGCTTGGTAGAGCCGGCTGGTGGGGTGGCAGGGGGATCGGCTGGTGGGGCGCCCGGCTGCTTGAAGAGGCTCGAAGACTTGCGGAACTCCGCGAACCATTCACCGAAGGCAGGCTTCTCCCCTCCCTCAGGGGTCTCCACGTTGGAATACTTGAGAGCCAGGAAGTCGAGGGTGTCTGCGTCGTAGTCAACTCGAGACTGCCACAAGGCGCGCTCCATGTCGTGCTTCGACGTGCTGGCGGTGGCGTCGTCCAGCTTCACCTGGAGTTGGTCGAGAGCAGCTGCGTGCTCCGTCCTCGCCTTCTCGAGGGCCGCCGAGGCGGTCTCGGCTTGACCCTTGAAGGTGGCGCGCTGGTCGGTGAGTTCCGTCAGCCGCGCCTTCATGCCCTTCAAGTCATGGGGATCGGCGGGGGGAACAGATGGGGGGGGGGCTGGTGGGGTGGCAGAGTCAACGGGCGGGGTCTGCGGGTCTTCCATGGTGTCTTGTCCTCTTGTTGGTGGGGGTCAGAACTAACTATTCTCGCGGGCTATCAGGCGAAGGTGCTCGACTACCTGATCTCTGGGACGGGGCGCCCAGTCGGGGTGTAGCTTGATGAAGACGTCCACCTTCGACGCCAGCCCGAGTTCCAGCATGGCGGATAGGGTCTCCAACTCCTCGAGCAGTTCGGCCTGACCGATCTCGGGCAGGTTGTAGGAGACGCCCCAGTCGTCCTCTGGTAGCTGGGCGCCCTCGCCGTAGGCGTTGATCATCATGGCGGTCTTCGCCAGCAGCTCGGTATCACCATCCCGGAAGTTCGGGATCACCTTCATGGCTTCCCGCCGCAGGGCGCCCCGCTTGAGCTGGATGGCGAAGCCGCTCTGCGCCTGCTGGGTGCTCTGGAGATCCGAAGGGTTGATGCCGAGGTTCGACAGGACGACGGACTGGTAGGCGATGATCGCCTCCCCCAATACCTTCGGGTCGCAACCAGGGGCATATTGGCCCGCCGAGGCCGGAGCGTTGGGGTCGATGGGCTTGAGCATGAGCAGGCTGGTGGGCGAGGTGTCAACGTAGCCGGCCCGGGCGTCGGCACCTTTGGTGACCGTGGCGCCGTCCAGGCGTAGGTTGATGGCGTACCGCTGGGGCCACGCGGCGTTCCTGACTCCGTCGCCGAACATCGTCCACAAGACGGCCAGGTCCAGAGCGGCGTTGGGGAGCTCGCTGTTGTCGTAGGCGTTCCAGGTCTTGTCCGACCACTCTGCATGGTACAGAACGTAAGGCAGGAAGGGGCGACCCTGGGAGTCCCGCTCGTTGTAGATGCCGGGCTCGGCGAGCACCTGGGCCGTCACGTCCGAGCGGTCCATAAGGACGATCCGCCGGTAGGGGCTCGCCGGGTTCTCGATGTTCCAGACCTCCCAGGCCGGGCGACCGTCGGAGAGGATGATTCCCTCTGCCACCTCGAGCAAGGTATTGGGGTCCTGCTTCGCCGTCTTGACCGTGACCACGTCGGAAGGAACCACGTTGAAGCGCAGCCCGTTCTCCGTCCATACCAACTTCATCAGCCCCTCGCGCATGCCGATCACGTTCCGGCAGTTCCGCTGGAGGAGCTGGTTCAGGTGCGCCTCGTTCAACACCCCGGCGAAGGCGGCCTTCTGCACGTCGCCCATGCCGTCGGGGGCTACCACCGTCATCTCCTGATCATAGAGAATTGCTTTCTGGGAAACGACCGCGTTGAAGAGGTTGAGACCCAGGGCGGGCTCGCCCATTGTCAGCTCTCGCACCTTCGAGAAGTAGTCCCGAATCCGCTCCCTCACGTCCTCCTGCCACAGCCCCTCGAGCATCCGACGCCGGCGCCGGCTCTCGTTCCAGCGGGCGGCGTCTTGCGCCTTGGGAGGTACCAGGGCGAAGGCGTCGAGGGTGACTTCGTTGAATGCTGGCATGGGGGCTATCTCCAGGCAGGCGGGGGCTCGTGGTTGCGGTACAGGTAACCGAAGCCTTGGTCCGCGCCGTGGTCGAGATGAGGCACACCACCATAGCGCAGGGCGTCCACCAGGTGGCGGTTCTTCTTCCCGTCCGAGTGACGGAGGCAGTAGTTGAGCTGGGGCGTGGCCTCGGTCGTGAACAGACGGCGCTGCATTAGAGCGTGGTTGATGACCCAGTGCCCAGCGTCCACCGAGCCCGGGCCCTTTGACGGTGTCGTGATGCGAACCCGCATACCCGTCAGCTCGAAGAAAGCCTCTTCGAATAGTTCGTTCACGGTGTGACCGGCGCCCTTCCTGGCTACGCCCTTACCCGCGCTGTTCACGTCACCCACCACCTCGGAGACGTGTCGAAGGTCCAGCCCCTTGGAGGCCAGCAGGGTCAAGACACCTTGGGCGTCTTCGGTCACGCTGGTCCGCCCCTCGGAGACATACTCCCCGGCGGCGATAACTACCTCGTCATCCCACAACAGCAGCAGGGCCACCTCGTGACCCGACAACTCTCCGTGGTCGAACGCGAGGGCGCACTCGTATGGTTGATCTGGGATCTCGGAGAGGATGGAGCCTTCGTCAAAGCCGGTGAACAGGCGGTCAACCGCCAGCCCTTCCCAGGCTCCTATGATCCGCTGCTGGTAGGTCCAGAACGAGGCCGACGCTTCGGCTATCCAGGCGGCGCACTGCTCGGCGGTGTACCACGGGCAGTTGTCGTGAGAGAACTCGACCAGGTACTCAGTCCAAACGCTGTCATCGGCTTCGATGAGCTTCCGAAGCCACTCGACCGGGCGACCGATGGGGGTAGCCGTCAGCCAGATAGCGCCGCCGTAGTCCATGACCCGGGCGATGTTCTCATCCAGGATCTCCGGGGGCGGGACCTCGTCAATCCACACGATGTGAAGGGAGTCGCCTGCGTGGGCGATTGGCTTCTGATCAGACGACATGATCTGGCAGGTCGATCCGTTCCGAAGGCGGATCAGGCCGTGAGTCCATCCCCGGGTAACGGAGTAGCGGCAGTCGTCCTCGAGCATCCCCTCGGGGATGAAGTCGGCCAGGTAGCGGGAAACGACCTTCACGGCCTGCTTGAAGTTGACGGCGATGGCCCGGGTCCGGATGCCTGGGCGGTCCAGCATGGACTGGACGAGCTTCTTCGCGGTGTGCCGGGACTTGCCTACCCGGTTCGCTGCCCTGACGAAGATACGGTCTCGGGGGTCAAGCATGAAGGGCGCGAGGGGCGGCGAGGGGATGAAGTGGAGCAGCGGGTTCCGACTGACCCGGAGAGCCAGCCGGCGAATCCGCTGAGAGTCGAGGCTACCGAGCATCCTTGCCCGCCAGGATTGCCGCCACTTCGCGCCTACATCCCCCTGGGTCTTGGTAGTCGCTGTGGGTCCCTACTTCATCCAAGGCGACATCCAGCGCCCTCTCGAGCCGGTCTATCTTCTCCAGCAGGATGTCTGTCCCGGCAGCGAAGGAGCCCCGTCCTTCAACACGACCCACACGCAAGCCCGAGACGGTGAGGTCGCCGGATTCGATGGTTAGGGTCACGCTGTCTTCGCTCATGTCGTCTTGTCCTTTGCCCTCTTGGCTTCCAGGGCTGCCTCGAGTAGGTGGGCCGGCATGTCTGCCAGCATGGAGACGGCCTCCTGCTCCGTCATCGGCTCGGAGGAGACGTCCTGACCCCTGGGGGGCGGGGGAGGCTCGTAGAATCCACTTACCTTGGCCTCGATGCCCAGCAGGCCGTTCAAGGCTCGGGGGGCAGAGTCGGCGGCGTTCTTCTGCGCCTTCTTCACTCGCCCCAAGAACTCCGCGCGTAGCTCCTCCCGCTTCTCTTGGAGGTCGTGAGCGTGCATGGACAGCATGACCTTTCGGTAAACATAGACCGTCCGCTGGCTCACACCCCACCTGATCCGCAACTCGTTCACCAGGTCGGAATCCCATACCCGGCCCTCAACCAGGATTAATTCCGCTATCTCCTCGGCTCTCGCCCTAACCCTCGGGGTTACTCCGGTGATGGGATCGGCTGGGGATTTCCTCATGTACTGATGAACCTCCGTTGACAAGCCCTCTGCGCCCGTAGCCTATCACCAGATCGAGCATAGTCGCTGGGCTCCTCGTCGAGCTCGCGACGGGTCAGGAGGGCATCGAGTTCGGGGCGGGGGTCGGGACGGCTACCACAGGCGGGTCGCCCAGTGCCTCGAGCACGTCGCGCCAAAGCACGACAGGGCGCCCGTCCAGGTCCCTGACCAAGCCACGTTCACGGAGCCACTGCCGACCCCTAGTGTCCTGAATGGGGAGAAGCTGCGCTGCCCGGCTAACAGAGAGAATCGCACCTGGCGCCACAAGGCGCCGGTCCATATCGCGGTTGGAATACAACATATCGCACCTACGAAAGTAAACGTTGAACCTTTGCCTACACCCTACGCAGTTACGGAGCCGAGCCGAAGGGGTGGGTACTTCTGAACGGACGAGCACCGAGGAGACTATTGCCACCAATATCTTTAGCGTCAAGAGCCAGATGGCTTCTGCTGCGACTAGTGCCTCATGGCTCAAAAGGGAGGCGGGCGGACTCCGATGAGCGGTGACCTCCCGGCGGGCCTGGGCGAGGGCTCACGCTTCCTCCTGCTGTGAGGCTCGGAACGGCACGACGTTCGCGAGATGTTGTAGGCAGGTCGGTACGGGTAGGTGGTAGCGTCTCGCGTGGTCTGCAGCGGCGGAGAGGTCCTGTTCGGAAGCGTGTGGGGGTGGCTCTTCGTTGTCTCTACACCAGCAGTAGGTGGCGTGCGCTTCGGTGGTAGTCCAGTCCTCTTCCCTAGAAGAGTATGTAGGTCTGTATAGAGAAGAACGCGCGCGTGCGCGCCGGGGGCGATTCGCTGGTGAAAACTGGCCGATATTCGGCTTTGAACCGTCTGCCGGCTGGTGATCCGCTGGTGATTCTTGCTTTGTCGGCTTGCCCATGCCGATGGGGGTTCCCCATTCGTTTTCGGCTTTCATCGCCTGTTTCGTGGCGTAGTCGGTCCATCCCCAGCGGCGGCGCAAAGCTGGCCGACCAGGTCGAGAACCCCGCTGCATGTTCTCGTGATCTGCCCACCATCGGAGGTCGAAGAGGACCAGCTCGCGGGGCCAGGGCTTCGGGATGTTCTCGGCGACCTTTGGCCACCAGTTGGCATTGAACGGTACCCAGCCGCCGTTCACTCCGAACTCCAGGGGCACGGGTCGAATCCCCGCTCCCTTATCATTTTGTCGTCCATGTCGTTCTCCGGTCGGTGCCTCTCCTCCCCTCCCGAACCCCCCGGGGATCAACCAGGGGGCCCCGACCTGTGGCCGGGCAGGAGGAGGAGAGAGACGGGTAGATGTCAAGGTGTTCTTATCCTACCTCGAGGCCGAGGCGAGGGCTACGCCGCGCGACGACGAACCGGCGCGAAGGAGGCGCCAGGGCCGTGCGCTGAATGCACGCAGTTCCCACAGGAGCGAACGGAGAAGGCTGGACGCCCTCCAAGCCCCGTCTACCTGATGAACCCCCCTCGCACTATCCGCACAATGAGCACAATAGCCTATTCTGCGGATTGTGCGGATTGTGCGGGGAGCCGAGGAAGAACAGGATGGTGACACCGTCGCTCATGGCGCGGCCTCGAGGGCCTGTTCGGGGGTCAGCATCGCCCACCCGTATGGCTGCTCGGGCATCTTACGGATTACTCCTCGGGGGTGCAAGGGAACAGGCCCCCTGAACGCTCGGGTGACCTTCGTGAAGGGACGACATCAAAAAAGCCCCTGTTGCCGCGCCACGTCCTCGGAGTCGAGCACGGGAATCGCGCCCTCGAAGTAGCTGCGTTTCAGCTCGACGCCGACGAACTTCCGGCCGAACGACAATGAACCGAAACCCTCCGAGCCGATACCGGCGAACGGGGACAACACCACGTCGTCCTCGTTGCTGTAGAGCTTCACGATTCGCTCGATGACATCGAGCTGTAGCGGGCACATATGTTTTTCGTCGCCGTCCTCGCGGGCCATGCGGCAGTTGAGCGTCCTCGTTTGCTTGATGTCCATCCAGACCGGAGACGCCCATTCCTGCCAAACATCCAGAGGCATCTCCGTCGTGGTGTGAGGCACCGGGAGGACCATCTCGTCGTCACCTGGATTGTCCGGCCAACGGCGAAACAGCAGGACGTATTCGGCCATGCCCTGGCGGCTGATGGTCGAGTCCTTGCGGAGCTGTTTGTAGAGCAGGCCATGATTTTTCGTCCGCTGCATCTCCGTGACGGGGCACTTCCAGATCGTGATCCGACTGTGATACTGAAAGCCCTCGGCCTCGTGAGCTCGGATGATGTCGCCGGGGAAGTCGTAGAACCCGGCCTTACCATGCGTGCCCTTGTACCGGATCATGTCCTTGCAGTGGACGGCGCAGATCCGACCCGGGCGCAGGGTCCGGTAGAGTTCACGCACGAGGTAGCGATACGACATGATGAACTCTGCCTCGTTGGCGACGTTGCCCATGTCGCGATTCGATGCTGAGTACGTGTAGAGGTTCGCGAACGGCGGCGAGTAGACTTGCAGATCGATACTTCGATCTGGCATCTGCTCGACGACTTCCACGCAATCGCCCTGATAGAGGCTGTAGTTCTTGCCGTGGTGGGAATCGAGGCATTTGATGGAGTTGGTCATGGTCCTCTCGTGCGGAGCCAGCTCTGAATGCTGGCGACATGGGTTGGTGTGTAGTCCGGAGTCTTCGAGGATTTTGCAGCCGCACGCCTGGACGCGGCGAACATCGCGGCCTTCATCTCTTCGTGGTCGCGCCCCTTGCGGTCGAGCACCTCGCCGACCATGGACTCGGTTGCGGCGAGCACGACGTGAACCTCCACGCTTCGCCGTTGGCCGAACCGCCAACATCGCCGAATGGCCTGATAGTACTGCTCGTAACTGTAGCTGGGCCCGACGAACGCCACCCTGGCGCAGTGCTGCCAGTTGAGCCCAAACCCAGCGACGGATGGCTTCGTAACGAGAATCCTCACGTGACCATCGGCGAAGCCGAGCAGGCGCTCTTCCTTGACCCGATCCGAATGCGGCCCGCGCACCTCTTCGGCGTCAGGCAGGACGCGCATGAGGTTATCGGCGTCGTAGTTCGTGTCGGTCCAGATGAGCCAAGACTCGTCAGGCTCGAGGGCTACGATTTCGGCCACCTTCGCGGCACGGTCGGGGCTGGTCAATCGGCGCTCGCGATGCAGGCTCGTCGCCGATCCGTCCTGGGTACGGAACAACGTCCCCTCGGCTCTGTTCGTGACGATGTCCACGGCGACGGAGTGCCGTTTCGTGATCAGTTTCGGGAGGACGTAGCCGTCGTCGCTGTAGCCGTTTCCCATGTCACTCGGACGCCCGATGCAGCGCGCCCAACTCGTGATCCAGTCCCAGAATGCGAGCACGGCATGGCCCTTGAGACGGTACTTGCACATCCCCGACAGGTCGTTGATGAACCAACGCGCAAGCATTTGGTGAGAGGACATGATGCCAAGGAACTCGGCATGGTTCCCGAGCTCGAGAAAGTCGTTCGGGGCTGGCGTAGCAGTGCAGGCCAGCTTGAACGGCGTTGCCTCGAATGCCTCGATGAGCCTGCGCTTTGTCGAGCCGGCGTAGCTTTTGAGGATGCTCGACTCGTCGAGCACGACACCGGCGAAGCTCGAAACGTCGAGCTTGTGCAGCGATTCGTAGTTGCAGACCGTGATCCCGTCCTCGACGTCTACCGCCCGACGGACGTGCTTGACGTTCGGGATCCCGAACTTGACCGCCT